GTGTGAACTCAGTGTGTCCTTCAGGTGGCAAAAGCGGTGGGATTGTCAGCTCGGCACATTCACGAGCCCGTCGTAGAAACGGATCACGCTTCCGCTTCATCGCCTCGTATCGTGCGTGACAGGTCTCGTACTTCATGATTTACATACCGCTCCTAGTGTTTAATCCTGAACTTGATGTCGGGTCAATACCACCAATCAATGGGATGCGGTATTGCTGAAAGCCTTTTGGTTCTTTAGATTTTGCCCTAGCTACAGCTCGTGTTTCGGGAAGTCCTGCTACTTGTTGTGTAGGCGGGGGCGTAGGCGTAGGCGCAGGGGGAGCTGGTTTAGGTGGCTTAGGTGCCAAAAATCCCATAATAGTTATCCTTTGTTATTCTAGACAATGCATTGTTCCGATTGTTTTAAAACCAAGTCTCTCGTAAAAACGTTGGGTTTTTTCTGGGTGTATCCCAGTGGATATACCAAGTGTTATCTGTGATGCGTTTTGTTGTTCAGCCCATAATATGTAATTCTTTAAGATCTTCACAGCTGCTGAAGACCCACGACGCTCAGGTCGAACGTATACAATTATGTCTGACGCAATCAGTTCGTCTGTGAAATAATGCGCTGTGATCACAAACGCACCAAACCCAACAAGCTCATCTTCATCAAGCGCATAGAACACTTTAATAATAGGATTCTCAGCAAATTGGTTGTAGTACAAGTTCTCTAGCTTTTCGTAGTTTATGCTAAAGTCTTTGTAACGACCTTCTGCTTGTATAGCAGGAAGCAAATGTTTAATACGGTTAAACTCTCCCTTTAAAGAAGATGAAACCTTAATTGTCATCTGTCTTTTCCTGCTCTTCTATCAGTCCTAATAGATCGTCTAGAAGATCACGAACACCAGCATATCGTTGATGCTCTTCCTCTAATTCTCCTAGACGTTTGCACCTATGCGGATATGTTTTGTCTAGCATATCGACAAGTTCATATGAACGCATAGGTACAAGAACGTCGTCATTCATAGGCAGAAGCCCTTTTCTATCTGTATTTTTTAACGACTTGCGATGTCCACAACTTCACATACTCCAGCTGTGCACGCGAGTTCTTGCGAACCTGACGTGTTGTCTTCACGCTCGTAATCTTGGAGTTTAGTCCAGTCAAGAGCAGGTGGCATCGCTTCCTTAAGCGCAGCATACTCAGCTTTAGTGCAATCTTGATACGGAGCTTGTTGATAAGAATGGTCAGAATGAGGCAAGAAAGATATTCCTGAAATCTTGTCGAAGTTCTCATAGACCCAGTCTCCTACTTTTAGCCATTCGTTTTCTTTGACACTCACAGTAACACTTGGTTTGTGTTCGCACCAATGGTCTTGGTATACGCTCCACAGTTCCAACTGTTCAATAGCCGTTAGATCGTTACGACACACCGCGTTCTCTGGTGCCACCATTGGGAACGAAAAAACCACAGTGCTTTCAGGTTTCATAAAGCAGGGCTCTGATGGGATGCCAGAGTCGATCATGAACTGGGTCATTGGATCTTTAATGTCACCACGAACTGTGCGGACATAGTGTGGATTGTGTCGAGCGTGGATGCCGCTGGCGCTGTCAACAAGCTGAGACACCGTACCGCTTGGCTTAACACATGTGATAGCAGCAGATTGTGGGATACCAAGCTCATACGCCAGCTCGGCGTTCACAGCAACAGCTATTTCTTTTAGTTCTTTCAGCCACGTTTCGGTTTTCTCTAGACCCTCAAAGCCATTAAGAACTTGATGATCCATGATGCCTGTAAGGCTAACGCCAAGCAGTCGTTCTTCCTCAGTGTTTTTTTTCCAAATGTGGCGAAGGTATTTAAAGTCCGTCAAGCAAGACTGTAAGGTTCCTAAGATTGTCGCTTGGCGTACCTTTTCCTTTAGATCCTCAAGGCTGTCGGTTGCTCGAACAACAACTTCAGACAGGTTGCAGAACTGATAGGGCCTTAAGATAATCTCACTGCATGGGTTGGTTCCCCAAGCAATGTCTTTGTCTGTATTTCGTCTGCCGTTCTTAGCGGCTTGTTTACGCGCGGCTTCTCGATTGAAGATGCCACGCTCGCCAGATTTACTTTCGTAAAGCGAATGCCACTCTTGAAAGAACACAGACATATCAGGCTTCTCTTTGTACGATACGCTGTTGTTCGCTAGGCCACGCTGGGGCTCTCGTGTCCACCAGTCACCAGACTTTGCCTTTTGCATCGACGGGTCGCTAAGGTTCGACAGGGAGATCAACGCGCTGCGTCGGACACCACCGACCACAACGATCTCACCAATCTTGCACATGATGTCGTGAGCTTCTACAGAATGTAGACGACGGCCTTGGGCCTTATCGAACTTCTCAACACAGAAGTTAAACAGATCTTCGAGTGGCTCAGGACCAGACGCCCGTCCACCAAAGGTCTTTAGTCGTGCGCCTGCTGGGCGAACCTTTGATGTGTCCCAAGTAGGGATATGGCCACGATATAGAAGAGCTATTAGTTCTTTGAGAGCTTTGCACCAACCAATCTTGCTGTCTTCGACAACGATGGTCTGTCCATTGACGGAGCCAGAAGCGTCACTCTTATAACTAACAACAGGCAGCTTCATAACGCTCTCACGTTCGACACTAAAGCCAACTCCTGTGCCACACATTAGAATGTACATGGCCTCGTCGAAAGAACGTGGGCTGTCTACTGGTACATAACTACAGTTGTACGCGCCAACGTGGCAGCGATCTAACGCAGGACCAGAAGTCATCATAGCTCGCATAGACGGCATGACACCAAGACCAAGAACAGATTGTTTAATGGTATCTACGTCTACGTCTAATTTCTTTATGTCTTGTTTTTTCTCAACGTAATCAACTACATAGTTGAAGTAACGATCTACAGTTTCTCCCCAATTCTCACGTCGTTGTTCGTCATCTTTCCATCGTGCGTAACGACTAAGAGCTATGAAATTCTGATAGTCGTTAGGTATGTAGTTGTTCATGCAGACGGTTCCTTTTTTTCAGACAATACTTTTAGTAGTTCATTCAAGTACCACTCCGCTTTCTTGAGGTCTTGCGACGGGTCTTGCGGGTTTTTAGCTTGGTATCTTGAGACGTACTTGATGATGTTTCCAACGTAGACGGCTTCGTCTCCGGGGAGATCTCGACAGACGGCTCGGATGTAATCAATGGTTTCGATTGATCCTCGCTTGTAATGTCGGGGGTTGATGTGATCCACAAGTTTGGGTTCGACGCGCTCCATAAACGCACTTCTCCTGTCTCTTCGTTGTAATCAGTGTGGCGTAAGATACGAGCCAGCTGCACCATCAACGTGGCTTGGACCTCGTCATCAAAGAGTTTGACCATAGCGTCCCAAAGTCTCAAAGGGTTCGCATGTTCCTCTAAAATTTTCTCTGCTTTCTTTGGGCCTATGCCTTTGGCACCAGGGTATCCATCAGTCGAGTCGCCAACCAAAGCCTGATAGAACATCATGCGATCTGCTGACCGCTCTGAAACTTTCTGAGCCCTGTTCATCTTGTTGGGGTTGAGCACACGACCTGGAACAGTCATCATGTCTTTATCAATGGAGACAATCACTGGATCTGATATGTGTTCAGATCCTGAGAAGATGCCCATTACGTCGTCAGCCTCAAGGCCCGGACGCCTAGCAATCTTGTAGTTGTCTTCAAGATATTTGATGGCGTGTCCAAGACCCACAGGCCTAGCAGAACCTCTGCGGTTGCCTTTGTAATCAGGGTAGATGATGTGCCTGAAATACTTGTGGCTCGCGTCAGACAGACACACGATACTGCTGCCAGCTTTGGCCATCGTTTGCCAACTCTGGACCATAATGTCTATGGATCTTTCGACATTAGCATCAGCACAGATCTTCTCGCCGTCGAAGTCTACTTCGTTAATTACAGCGCATCTGTAAGCAATGATGTCTCCATCAAGCAAAGCTACTGTCATCAGTGTGTTTCCTTCCAGTTATCGCCTATCTCATAAGTACCACTCAGGGGACACCTCATGCCTAGACGTACAGCAGCTTCTGTTATGCTGTCAGCGAAAGTTTTTCCAACAACGTCAGCAACATCAGGGTCAGCGCTAAACTGAACTTCGTCGTGGACGTTCGCCACATAGGCAAATCCTTTTAGCTGTCCATCGACAACCAATTGTTTCTTTACCGCAAAGTCATAATGAAAAACCTGCGCCGCCTTTTTCATAACAATAGCACCACAAGACTGAAGCAAGAAATTTAGCGCGCTGTGTGGAGACCTGATTGTTATCTTGCGTCCATCAATAGCTTTAAACCAACCGGCCTTAGCTCTCTTCTGGATACCTTCAGACAACTCACCAAGTCCGTCGATGCCTTCGTCCATCCGCTTGCGGATCTCTTTGCCATCCTTAAGAGGACCACCC